GCAGTTAGTTGGGTGATGGTGATAATCTTCATAATCATTTACCTATATAAGTGGGGCCGATGGTGGCCGATCTGCAGTCGCTGCAGAACTGACGCTATAATAGTAATATAGATTCAGAACTGCAAGTATTATTTGAATTCTTTTTGAACTCGTTGGTAAATGACGGTGATTCAGTGGGTGTTTCTTTAGGTAGTCTATAGGAAAAACAAAAACGGCAATTAGCTTATAAGAAAGAGTCTTGAAAGAGATAGAGAGGGTATGCGGGGGGTTTGGCACCGTCCCTATACGTAATGAAGGCCTCATAGATTTTTCCCAAATTATTCTCTAGGTAAACCCTCAAGACAACCCTCAAGACAACCCTCAAGACAACCCTCAAGACAACCCTAGGCCTCACATAAAGGATATCAAACAGAGAGGCAAACAGCAGAGCGGACAGATGGGCATATAGGATATCTAATAGATATCATTGGACATCCTCTTATAGATTTCTCTGGTACGATGTTGGTGAGTATCCATCCACAAGGGTGTTTCCACACCCATCATCGACAGAGAGATTCTAGAGTCATCTTAAAGATAGGGGGGACTGTGAGTGTTAGTCCTCCCTGTATTAGGGCTTACCCCTAAGTGCAACTTTTCCTATTAAGCAATTGCTAATACTACATCCATGTTTCAGCACTCCTTGTATGTCCTACAGCATTATCCATGAACCTCTCTATCTCACGATTGAAAGCCTCAGTCTTCTGCATGCTAGCTAGCGATTCACTGTCAGCATCCATCTGTTCAGTCCAATATGCTATGGCCATGCTAAGAGCATCAAGGCGGTCATCATGAATGATTGAACCTCTATCCCTAGTAAGCCTAGTCATCTGGTAGAACAAGCTGTAAGCAGGCTCTGGAGCACTGTCATAGTCCTCCTTAATGAGCTTCTCATCGACTATCAAGCGGTGCTGCATCATGACAGGCTCTAAGGTATCAATCATACGCAACTCTTTCTGAGTGGAATGACGGACTTCCTCTATAGCCACCTGATGAATCCTATTGAGAATTGGAGTGAGTAGCTTCACATACATGCCATCACCGAAGTTACTCTCCACAATCACCATACTCACGGACTCTTGCTTCGCTACGGTTGATAACTGAGTGAGCGTCCTGTCTGAATAGCCTCCCTTGAAGCCACCACATCGTGTGACATAGAGATAACCGTTCAACATCTTAACGACTGCATAGGCTGTTTCATCCTTACCACGACCAGAGGGGTCAATAGCAAGCACCGAGCCTTGAAAGTCCAACATGTCATCAGACATCCACATAGGACGATAGAATTTATCCCCAGTGAACCCTACGATAGGGACATCCTGTACAATCTGTGAAGGCCCAGAAGCCCACGCTAGGTCAGCCCAGCCCTTCTTAGGGTTCAACGCAGTCACCATCAAGTCTGCAAGCTTCAAAGGATACTTGTCAGCGTCAGATAGAGTTGTGTCCAGCATGAACTGCAGGGAGAAACCAGCCTTACCATAGGAAGCTTCACGCTCCATAAGGTCTATGTCCGTGAATCGCTCAGGTTCTGTAGAAGTACCGATAGAATCATGTCTACGTTCTTCAACAAAGGGAGCTAAACGTCCTTGGTACATAAGCGATTGCTTATCTGTAGGGTATCGAGCAGGCCATACACGGATTTCATAGCCACGTTCAGGGAGTAAGTTGTAGATAGACATCTCAGTCTGAGGTGTACCTAGGTAAATCACTCGGCCATTAGGCTTTAATACCGCATCAAACTCTTTGATTGCTTCAGAGAGCTTGTCACGCATCGTCTGCGTAGCGGAGTTGTTCATAACCTCCACGTCATCAGCGATTATAGTGTTGGCGCGAGAACCTGTAAGTTGACCCGAGATGCCCACGGACTTAACCGAAGGTGAGTGGTCGGGCAAGGCAGGGCCAACGTCAAATGCAATGACAGAATCACGCTGGCCATTCTTTGTGCGAAGGTGGGAGAGCATGTCGATTTCATTAATCAATCTCTTAGTAAAGGTTGAGAACGCATCAGCACGTTCTTTGGAAGCTGATACCACCAGCACCTTGTGTTGAGGGTCGCAGTACAACAGCCACACTACATATGCAGATGTAATCCAAGACTTACCGATTCCTCGGAAGGCTTCTACGACACAACGTCTTGGCCCTATCTGAAGATAGCGCCCCATGTCGTATTGGATTGGTGTGGGGTCGGGGAGGTTTAGAGTCTTCCAGACTATATAGAGGAACTTACGGAAGTCCCCCTTGATAGGGTCAGTTTGAGTCGTGACCATTAATCACCTATTGTAGAGGTAGCTCCATCTCATCGAATGATGGGAGCATGTGAGTTAGATTGTCCAATGGATTACCTTGTGTAGGTACACCATCGATGCCGTTATCTTTTAAGAATTGACGGGCTACGTTTAAGTCACTGGCTTTAGCTTCACCATCTTGGATTCTGTCCAATAGTTGCTGTGCCAGACACTCATGTAGCTCAGATAAGATTTCATCTAGCTTGCGTGTCATCGTGTTAGTCCTTTAGCTTTCTCGTAGGAGCGCATACCGCCTAAGCCAAGTAATGCCATAACGAGAGTTGTGAGTTCTGCTGCTTGAATAGCTGGAAGTTCTGCAGGAAGTGCATAGAATGCGTTGATAAGTCCAGCAAAGGGCAGGATAAGGAACTGGTAACCAAGACCAATTGCACATACCCAGCCTATTGCAGGCCTCCAACCAGCCACAAACACAGAGCGATGCTTCGCACCTTCGATGTTAGCCATCGCTTGTAGGTTGTGGGGTTTCTGGAGGAGTTCAGTCATCTTCAGAGTAGCATTTGCTTTCTCTTCTTCAGATGTGAACAAGTCATCAAGACCATTCATGACACTCCCAGCAATCCCAGCAAAGGGATTGAGAGAGTTCATATAAGAATGTCCTGTTTAGTTTAAGTGCCTAGCCATTTAGCTAGGAAAGAAGTGCCAACACCACCAAGGCCCATAGACAACAGCATGGCTCCCGCTAGGAAACCTTTGCCTTTGACCAGTTGCTTTTCGAGTTCGTTGATACGCTTGGATAATGTGACAGTTGTCGTATTGAGCGACTCGACTTGCTTACTTAAGTTCTCAATCTGCGTGACTAAACGCCCTGCATCATAGTCAGTCATTGTTGACATTGTTCAGCCTCCTAAGCTGATTCTGAACCGATAGATTCACCTGAGTCGTACAGCATCCAACCCGTAGCAATGTACTTGTCGGTGGTGTACACAGGGTTACCACGGTGTGTGTGAGTGAAAGAAGCAGGCCAGACTACAAGAGTGCCTTTCTTAGGCTGACATCTGTAACCTTGGTATAAGAACTCAGTCTCACCTTCACCTTCTGGGACATCATTCAGGTATAACATGTACGTCAACGCTCGACGGGCAAGCGTATAGTTCTCACCTGATTGTTCCCAGTGAAAGGCGTAGTAGCCCCCTTGCTTCTTATGCGAATACTTCTGTACTTTAAAGTCGTGCGAGTGGAGCTTACTGCTCCGATGCATACCGAACTGCTTCATATAACTTGTTACAGCTTTCTCGATACCCGTATAGAAGCGGGTAGTCAGGTCATCATGTAACTCTTTGATGTCGTCAGGCCAAGTCTCAATAGTCTTGTCAAAGAAATGCGCGGCATCTCTCCTTATACTCATGTCGGAATGGTCATGATTAGCCTTCTCGTCCTCAGAAAGCCCGAAGGCTTTCATCTTTTCAAAGGCATCAATCACTTCATCACAGAAGGTTTCATCATAGATGTCTTCATATAAGTTAATAAACTGCATGTAATGCTTGCATCCTGTCTGTTTCCTCTTGTGACGGCTCTTCTTCTACAGGGCTAAGCATCCATTCAGGCGCTTGAGGTAGAGTTGGGAACCGAGTAGGAACATAAATTGTTGGGAAGTCTCGTAAGGATTGACGGTAGGTTAAGAGAGAGTCGTAGTCTTCATCTGTTAAGTTGTTACGCTCAAGATGTTTAGTAACTAGCCAATCACTTTGACCTAGCCAGAAGTCACGTTGCTCACGTACCTGTTCGATAGTTTGTATCGGAGGTAGCCAGCCCTGCACTTCGTCATATCTGTGATGTAAGGCAGCGTGTTCGCCATCTTTCTTCCAGTTACTAGGAGGAGTTACACCTTCTTCTAAGCTGAACATACCGTGTACGGCATAGCCTTTCTCATCGACTTCATAATAAAAGTCCATACGTTACTCCTTATATGCCGTGATAATTACACGCCCAGCTGCGCCTTTACCACCGTTAGATTGTGAATAGGAATTGCCGCCATAAGAGCCACCAGCTCCACCACCACCAGCACCAAACTCGCTAGCATTTTGTGTCTGACCTAAGTTAGCTCTACGGGCTGTACCTCCAGCACCGAAGCCAGCTGCACCTGTGCCGCCGCTTGCTGAGTTATTGGAGTTGCCTGTTTGACCATCACCCCCTGCTGCTCCACCGCCAGAACCACCACAGTTACCGTTACCACGGTCACCGCCTCTGCCGCCAGATGTAGTCCCAGAAGCTGAGCCTCCGCTACCACCGTTAGGGCGATTAGCATAAGAGTAGCCATTACCTGTATAAGTAGATTGTCCACCACCACAGGTCACTGTTGACCCACCCACAGTGACAGTTGTACTACCGCCGTGGTTAGAGTTCATGCCAGAGTTGTTAGTACCGTAGTTCCCTTGGTTACCACCGTTACCTACGCTGAACGTGATGACTTCACCTACGGATACCGAATAGGTTTCATCTACAATACCTGAACCCGCACCGCCACCAGCAGCACCTGTTGAGTGACTCCAATAGCCTCCACCTAAACCACCACCGCCACCAGCACACGCTGAGATTTTCACCTTGTTATAAGGCGCGGCTACTGTATAGGAACCTGATGCGTTGAATGTCTGAGGAGGAGAAGGTGGAACGTAAGCGGCTGTCTGTGTGGAGCCGTCGCTAAATGTCACACCCTGTTGAGCAACCACGTTGCCGTTGGCAATGATGCTGCTCATTGATTTTATATCACCACCCGCTAAGATACCTTC